AGTTTAATACCAAAGGCGGAGATAGACCGCCCCGAATCCGTGGAGCGGATTTTTTATATCTATCAGGAAACTATGTTGCAAGATACGCGGTGTATACCCCCGTGTCCATGTTATAATGACATGGGCGAGCCTTTGGTAAGACTTTAGACAACGGGAAAGGTACACCGTTTTTTCGTACCTAAAAGTCTAAAAATTACCAAATCATGAAAAACCAATTTCAAACCCCATCACCCCGGGGTATTATCTCGCAACGAAACAAGGTAAACACCTTCCGGGAACTATTCTTGAACAACCTCGACTCCCCTCACGTGGAGATTTACCGCAAGGCATGGGCGAAAGCCAGAGCGAGATTATCCGAGATGCAAACAGCCATTCATTTTTGCAGGAAGGAGGTGTGTCATGAGTAATCAACAAGCCTCGATTCAAGCCGAGAAAGCCGTTATCGAATCCTGCATCCGGGACATGGAAAACATCTGTCAATCTATTCAAGGCCTTTACCCGGCCATCAACACGAACATTCCCACGTCCCGACTTACTAACGTCGAGGGGCAAGCCACTGACTTCATCGAGTCCATTCAAGCCGCTTTCGTCTCCGCCGGAAACTTGTTGACAGCAATCATCAGGAAGGAGGTAAAACATGTGTAACGACAAACACCTGGAAGCTCTCGAGGAATTAATGGACTCGTTCCTCGAACGATACACCCCTGCCGAAACGTGGCAGGAGTCAAACGAGCAATACACCTCCACGGAGATCCTTGAAATGTTCAACTCCGTTTACCCGATCCCCCTTGCAGACATTTACGATCAACTGCGGGAAAAGGGATTCAAGTGTATTCCCGTACCCGGCCAAAGCAAGTTCGTCTGGCTACTGAAAACAATATAAACACCCACCCCGTTCCACCCGAACGGGGTTTTTACGTCAAAATCTGTCCTTTTTTCCTCGACCACGCTCCCCTATTTTAGCGGAAAAACAGGAGCAACATGGCAACAACAATCAAAAGAAACCTCGTTTTAAAAGAACTGGATATAAAAGAAGACCCGATTACCGGTAAACAACGTGTTTTTTCCATTGTCTTTGACAAGAAAAACGGGGAACGCGTGTATTATCCTCGTGCCGTTTCTTGCGGTTTAAACATGGACCTGAAGACGAACCGTTGCCGGGGAATCCTTGCCGTTGACAAAGACGGGATCGCGATCTCTCACCCGACACCCGTGGGAATTGACCGGATCATCAGGTATAACGATTTAATCGTGATTTTCTAATGGCAGCGACAGTCATATATAATGATCAAGGAGTGCCATTAATGGCCTACGGGAAAAATTATTTCGCCTCGACCACGGGAATCCCGGAGAAGACGAAATACACCAAGCAAATTCAAGATGTTGATGATACCGTTTCCATCGGTGGCCACGTCTGTTGCTCCTGGGGATCCGGGAACAATTTCCCGCGTGAGGCCTCTAAAATCATCAGCCGAACGGGTGTTCTAAACACCGGGCTGAAATTCATACACAAGGTGGTACTCGGTCAAGGAATTTTCCCTTGCCGTGTCAGTGGCTACGATGAAAAAGGAAACGAGAAACTGGAAGTTGTCAATCATCCCGAAATCGTCAACCTGATGCAATCCCGGATGATTCGCCGTTACCTTGCCAACAGTTACCGGGACATTTTGAAATTCGGGATAGCTTTCCCGCAACTTATCCCGAATCAAGACGGTAACAAGATCGTCGGGATAAATACCATCAACGCCCTGCACTCCCGGCTAACCAAGCCCGACTCCGGCCGGATCAAAAATTGCATCGTTTCCGGGGAATGGCCAGACGTGAACTCCCAAAACATGGAAGTCTACCCGGTACTCGATAATTACGATCCCCTGGCAGATCTCGAAATTCTCCGGTATGAACGCGAGCTAAAAGGTAAATCTTTCATTTACCCTCTTCGAGACGAATGGGATAACGATGACATTTACCCCCTACCTTCCTGGTGGTCGGCCAAACTGGCGGGCTGGATTGACGTGGCAAATAAAATCCCGGCCTTTCTGGCGAAAGCGTACGAGAACCAAATTACCTGGATGTGGCACGTGAAAATTCCATACGCTTACTGGGATAAACGATTCCCGGCGGCAGATTACCCGGATAAGGCGATCCGGCAACAAAAGATCCAGGAAGAAATGGATTTGATCGAAGAGAGTCTAACCGACTCGGCAAACGCCAACAAGGCTATCTTCACGCATTACACGATCGGCACGAACGGCAAACCCGAGGAACAATGGATTATCGAACCACTAGACAACAAATACAAGGCAGATGATAAATTGTTGACCTCGGCAGCCGCAAACTCGGAAATTCTATTCTCCCTCATGGTAAACCCGAACGTTCTCGGAGCCGGGATGCCGGGCGGAACTTACGCGGGAAATCAAGGCGGGAGTAATATCCGGGAAGCGTTTCTCGTGAACGTGGCGATGGCATGGCTTGACAGGCAAAACATACTGGACCCGATCGAGGCCATGTTACAATTTAACGGCATAAAGGACATTCAATTGAGATTCAGGAACACCGTATTAACCACGCTGGACACCGGTTCCGGCACGCAAAAAGTAATATCATGATCTTCTCGACAGACAAAACCCTCCTTTCACGGGAAATTCAAGAATTCCTCCCGTTCGCGTCGAACTACGACCTGGAACGCGTGATCCCGTTACTGGAAGACACGGAAAAAAATTTCCTTGTCCCGCTCCTCGGCACGGATTTACATGACCGTCTAACGAAAGACATGGAAACGTGTAGCGAGGAAATCAAGATGTGCCGGAAAGCCGTGTCCAATATCATGGTTTACATGAATTTCACCTTACTAAACACGCAAATTCTCCCGGGTGGGTTCACACGAATCAGCGGGGACAACACGAGTTCCTTGTACAAGTACCAGGAAGAAGACTTGAAAAAGATATTCCGACGTAACGGTTTCGATCAACTTGATGTTATCGTTGAATATTTCGTGAAGAACCTGGAACACTTCCCGGAATTCAAAACATCAGATTATTATATTTCCGGACAAAACGAGGTAATACCGGATCGTTTCGTGTTCGCGAAGTATTATAAAGCGGTGTCACACGTCGTTTTCAAGCACCTCCAACCATTCATCCACCGGGCCATCGACTTAGACATCTCTCCCGTCATCACGATAGACGAGACGGTTTTGAAAGATACCAACCTTTTAAAACTGATCCGTCCGGTAGCGATTTATCTCGCCGTGGCATACGCCATCGAGGATTCGGGGGTTAATATTGACGAAACGGGTGTTTGGCTTGAAAACAAGGTTCCAGCGGACGGGATCATCGAGAGAAACCCGTTATCGACAGGGGCAACCGAAAACCTGGTCGCACGCTACCGGGAACTCGCCTCCCGGTACATGGATCATCTCACGAAAGAAGTTTCCGGGGCATCGGAAAACATTAACGTGTACGCCAGGGATAACAAGAACAAGAAAACTATTTGGATGTAAATCAAAATATCATGAACAACATCAAGATAACATATCGTCGTTGGCTCCGGGAAAAGAGTATTGAAACAACCTTCCCGTCATGCTGGTCCGAGATGACACCAAGACAATTCCTTGCCTTAACCTCTCGCCCGGATGATCATGAATTACTTGCCATCATGCTGAATATACCCAAGCGAATCGTGAAACGGTTTTCATTATTACAAATTCACGAGCTGGCGAACCTTTTCGACTTCATAAAACGAGATCAAAAAGTTTCGTCATTCTCGTTATCCACTCTCCGGATCCCGAAATCGGGGATTCTCCATTCCCCGAACCCGAAATTGCAAGAAATGCCATTCATGCAGTTCGTTTACGTGGATACTTTTTACATGAGTTACGCCACAAATCCTCGATTCGAGACACTATGCAAGCTCGTATCTTACCTGTATTCACCAAAAACAGGTTTTAACAAACAGACAGCTGACAACAATATCGACAAGATAAAAAAACTAGACAGGAATACACTAGAGGCCATCTCGTTGAATTACGGTCTTGTTCGGAAGTGGATCACGGAACGTTACCCGCTAGTTTTCCCGAAACAATCTAGCAAGAGAAAAAGTCATGATTCTTCTTGGCTTGACGTGTTTGATAACATCGTCGGGGATGATTTGAAAGACCGGGATAAATACGCCGAAGTCCCCGTGAACACGGTATTCAGGTTCATCACGAAAAAAATCAAGGAGGGAAGGAAATGAAACAAGAATATTCTGATATAGCGAATTATTTTCAAGACCTGGCAGGAAAACACAAGGAAATAAAAGAATTCAAACGTTACGAGCTGGATGAACTTCTTTCAAACGCCATGTTCACGAGTTACCCGGCTCTCGTGCTAGAAGGGTTTGACTTCGATTTTTCCGGGTCCACGCCCGACAACGTGTTAAAAAACCGGACGGGCGGGTTTAATATCGTGATTCCCTGCAACATCAACAATGCAGAGGAAAGAACTAGAACCCTTGATCATCTCGAAACAATCGGGGACCAGTTCATCATGAAAATAGCGAAAGACAAGAAAGAGCGTCATCCCTTGCTTGCCACTTTTGACCTGTCTTCCGTTGAAGGGATCCATTTCGCGAACCCGGTTCATGGAATCGTGTTTTGCCGTTACACCTTCACGCTAAGAACAAAAATCGTAGAGGATCTATCAGCATGGGAGTAGAATTATTAAAAATACCGGCTAAACTAGCCCCTTCCGGGAATCCCATGAACTTCAAAGTTCGAGCGGGGAATTACGCCATTGAAGGCCATCAACTCACCGCGCAGATCCAAATCGAAACGGTTCCTGACAGCGGGATTTTTCACGCCTTGCCCGTCATGAACCTGGATCCCGATGAGACGGGTGTGGCAGATTTAGACGTTAGCACGATCATTCACCGGAGAATGCAAACAGAGCTACCGGCTTTCGAGGATTCTCGTGTTACCCGTCTTCTAAAATCAACGATCCGTTACAAGGTACTATTCTCGGAATATTACGGGGAACAATCAGCAACGAAAGAAACGAGTATTCTAACGGCCATTAAATGCCGTTTGAACTTCTATAATTATCCCCTCGAAACGATCGAGGATTACGTCGTTCAAGGCAAGAACTACCTGTCTCACCGCCCGGAGATCATCGAGACACGCCCCGGGGAGATTCATTATCTCGTGGTATTAGCCTTGTCCCCGGACACGTACACGGTTAAGCTATCCGCCCTGTACACGGATGGTTCTGAAGACACGATAGACTTGCATACCTTCACTCCCGTCACGGAATACAACGTGTTCGCGATTCCGTCCGGTTTGAAACACTTGAACCTCGCCAAACCAGGTGTTTCTCTCGTTTCTTACACGATATGGGTCGAGAATTCCTCTAACGAGATCGCTTTCAAGAAAGTCACGTTCAAGGTGTTTCCTTACAACCCGGCAAATCGTTGTTTCCTATTCGGGAATCTACTCGGGGGTATTGATACCGTGATCACGGAGAGTCAATCCGATTCACTGAAGGTGGAGCGAGAAACCTTTCAAAAATACCTACCCATGGATTACAAGGCTAACAACTATAACATCACGACATTCGTGTCCGGGTACACGAATATTTTCGAGGCATCGACCGGGTATATCAGCCGGAAATTGGCGGAAGTATGCAAGGAAATGGCCATCAGTGAAACCGTGTTTCTGGTTGGAATGAAATCTTTTATCGCTGTTAATATTGATAAGGGAACTTTTGATATCGCTAACGACAAGGAAGATCTTCAATCATTCTCGTTCAAGTATTCCCCGGCATTTGAAAAAGACTTGATATTCCTTTCTATCGGTGCAAGCGAATCTTATTCAGATAACGATTATAATGAAGACTATGACTAGCCTGGAAGAATTAAAACAATTGATCGACTATATTCATCGTCGATTACCGGATGAAGAGAAAATCGACGCCGCGGAACATAATCGTATCCTTAAAACTCTTGTTGACACGCTGGCCGGGATCGGCGCGAACGTGTTTTTAGGCATCGCCACACCCGAGACCATACCGGAACAATCCCCGGCTATCAAATGTTTTTACCTGGCAACAAAGAAAGGAAATTACCCTCGTTTCGGGGATCTTGTTATAAACAGTCCCCTCGCCGTAATCTACTGGAACGGCTTTGACTGGGAGAAACACGAGATCGAGGTTTCTGTAAATGTTAATGTAGACATAAATGATTACATTGATTTAAGCAATTACGCTAAACTAACGGCAGATAACGAGTTCGTGGGGAATCAGAAAATAATCGGTTCCCTCGAAACAGGTGAAACACGAGGTAAACTTCGGCCAGTCGCAAACCGGAACCGGGAAATGACGGATGGAGAAGCCGTCGTGTGGGATACACTACTTCAAATCATCAAGACTGTAAAACAAGTTCCTGATTCTATCTTGTGGGATGGTAATGCTTTTGATGATCACCTGGATCAAGCCGTCCGTACAATTGATAACGTGAAATTCAAGAGCGTGATCTCAACCGATTTCGAGAGCAAGTTAAAGGGGTGGCTCATCGATGTTCTTGGTAACGCCGAGTTTCGGGACGTGTTACTCCGCTCGTTCAAGAGCTGGAACTTTGCCGCCGGTCCCCTCGGTGCCGGGGTCGGGATGGTGAACGATGACGAGTTACAGACGGATAATCTTCTTGTCCGGAAAATCATGTTCGTCCTTGAAATGATGGTCCAACGAATGAAATTCCAAGGCGGTATAATGGTGTTAAGCCCGGCGACGGGGTTCAAGATTAACCGTGTTGAAATTTTCGACACTTACTATCGTGTTTATTGCAGGCCGGAGGACGTCAACGAGTTCGAGGTGAACGATCAAGCGAGGATACAGAACTTCACGGGTGACAACATAAAGTACCTATGGTCTCTAACTCTATCCAAGGGTGACGATTACATCGACATCTCCCGGATCGACAAGGACGGTGACGGTGTACCAGCCGAGGGGGACGAGATAGTCCAGCTTGGTAACAGGACTAACCCGGATCGACAAGACGCTGTATTATTATCGGCGGTGAACGGTGAGGTTGGCATATTTACTTATTACGGTATAAACAGCTTTGACCTTTCAAGCAAGGAGGGATCATGGCTAGGGAAGCACGGGGAGAAGAAAGGGGCCGTCATCCGAGGAGAGGTTCACATAACGACCGGGTCATCCGGTCTAGAGCAATTCGACGAGTACGAGGATGTTGACAAGCGTATACAGGACGCTCAAAATTCGGCAGATTCAGTTCAAGACGTGGTGAATAACCTCATTTCCATAATCATTCCCGATTTACAGGGTCAGATAGACGGTAGTATAATGTCGCATGAAGGGACGATACCACCGACGTTGACGAACGAGCCGGCGGTGAACTGGACCACTGAAGAAGAGAAGAATCGCCATATCGGGGATTACTACGATTACTTCTTGACCTTTGACGGGGAGAAGGTGACGGAGAGGTACAAGTTCTCCAAGTTAAACGGGGTCTATCAATGGGTACGTGTTGCAGATTCCGGTTCCGCTCTAGCCGCTAGTGTCGCCAGAGAAGCCCTCGGGCTTGCTGGTACAAAGGCAACGATCACTTGGGGAGATACACTCCCGGCCGTCCCGTACAACATTAACGATGTATGGATAAAGACGAACGGATCCATGTATATCTGTAATCATCAAAGATTAGAAGGTGAAACGGGTTCTCAATCCGACTGGCAGTTGTTCAACGATACCCAGTTAAGACTGGCACAAATGGCGGCGGATAACGTCATATCGATAGAAGAGAAGCCATCTTTACGAGACACGTGGGATCAAATTAAAGAAGAGTTCAAGGCTTATCAAGCACAGGCAACCAAGTACGGTGTTTCTATAACTGCCCTTCAAAACGCTTACAACACGCTGGACACTTTCTTGACGAGCACGGTTAAAATATCTCAAGACGAGGACACCAAACTGTCCGTGGCGCAGAAGACCGAGTACAACCAAGACTTCGCGAATTACTACTCCGAGCGTACCACATTCGCTAACGTCATAGCTCAAAAGATAGCGGACGGGACGGTCGGAAACATCCAGTTCGGCATGGTAAATTTGCTCAAGGGGAGCAACGTGGAGCGGGGGGCGCAAAAATACAATATTGGCATATATTATTTCGACAAGAAACCAGAAGTTGGGAAGACATACACGTTAGTAATATGCTACACGATAGGAGAAAATAACACGCATATTGGAGCGTATCAAGATGGTGGGAGTTATCTTATTTCTAATTTTGCAACTAAAGGAAACAAGATTATTGAAAGTAAAACGTTCAAGTATTCGGCTCCCAGTTCTCCCAATAATATGTCGTTCTACCAGTTCCCAAACGGTACTTACGGCTCAAAGGTTCACTGGGCTGTTTTGGTAGAGGGCAACAAGGGACCATCGGGTTGGGTTCCGGCTTTATCAGAGCAAGGGGAGGAAGCGGCAAAGGAGGCGGTGGATAGCATGAAAATTACTAGTCGTAACTTGTGGATATTGAAAAATGTTTGCAGTTACGCATCTTCAAATGTTCATCCAGATCGAAAACCTTTTACAATTGACAATTACAAGATAATTGTTGATAAAAATCCAGCAGATTTGATCGGGTGTAACATTAAAGCCCCGGGAAGTAAAGTTGTTGTTAGTGGAAAGACTAATCTTGAAAAGATAACACCTTATTACACTTGTAGGGATAGTAATGGTTCGGTAATAAAATCACAAACAAGCATGAATATCGCTGTTAGTGATGGACGTTTCGAGTTCTCTATAAATAACATCCCGGCTAATACAAGCGTTATGGCGCTAGGACTTGGATATTATCCTTTCGCTTCTGCATACTGGCTTGACGAGGTTAGTGTTGTTAGTGGTGATAAGTCCGTGGGATTTACTCCTTCTCCCGAAGACGTGCAAAAAGAGATTGATGACGTGAGTAATGCCGTTACCAACTTGAACACCACGATCAACGGGGCTTTCAAGGACGGGATCATTAGCGAGGCGGAGGCGAAGGCGATAGCGTCAAATATAAGCATCTTGAACGCGGAAAAGGCAGATATTGATAACGCTTACACTCCATTGTATAATAGTCCTTACTTGTTATCCGGCACCACGGCGGCGACGAATTTATCCAGTGCTAAAACCGCGTACAACACCGCTCACTCGGCATTGATAACAGAGATTAACAAGGCAATCGCTGACGGTAAAACTACACCGGAAGAGAAGGCGAACGTGGACACTAAATTCACGGCTTACAACTTGGCTCTTGGAACATACAAAAAGAGGGTCGAAGAAGCAAACAAGGCTATTCAAGACCAGGTTAAAGCGTTAGCGGAACAGGACGCCACGAACAAGGTGGATAACATTCAAGTGGGAGGAACGAATCTATTCCCCGTGTCTAAACTTAACAACGTGGGATGTAGAGGAAATTCGAGTAAAGAAGGAAATGGAACAGAAATAATTTTTAAATGTAATAATCCCAGTACATGGGCAATATTACCTGTTTCAATTCCAACGGCACTTGTCCCGGTAAACACGGATTTCGTCATATCGATGGACATAAGGAACACCAACGGTTTCGGGTATGAAGTCACGGCAACTAGCGGTACGCCGACGCTTATTTCAATAGTTAAATTCGAAAATACTACAAACGAGTGGAAAAGAGTTTATAAAGTATTCAATTCTGGCAACAAGGCTAATATCGGTGGCATAAATTTGTGGGGTGTAGGCGATGTTAGGCATATAAAGATTGAAATCGGGAATAAAGCAACAGATTGGTCTCCTGCTCCGGAGGATGTAGATCAAGCTATTCAAGACGCTATCGCCAAGACGATAGACATCACCGCCCCTTCACAGGTGTTCAAGTACGGGGCGGGTTACACGGGTACCCCAACGCCATCGTCGATAGTTTTGACGGCTAACCCGAGAAACTTCACGCCCACGTCATATCAATGGCAATACCTGAACGGCAGTACTTGGACGAACATAAGCGGGGCGACCTCTTCGACTTATTCGGTAGCACCCGGGAACACGACCCTCTTCCCCTCCGGCACGAACGTCAGGACGTTCAGGTGTATTTGTGACGGGGACGAGAAGTTGTCGGATAGTTTCACGCTGGCGAAACTCGCGGATGGAGCAACCGGGAGCAAGGGCGACAAGGGAGACACGGGGGCAGACGGTAAGGGTATCAAGAGTAGTGTTATCACCTACCAAGCCTCGACCTCGGGTACGACGGTGCCTACCGGGACGTGGAGTAGTAGCATTCCCGCCGTGGCGGCAAACCAGTACCTCTGGACCCGCACGATTATCACTTACACGGATGACACGACAAGCACGTCTTATTCTATCGGAAAAATTGGAGCTACGGGGAGCAAGGGCGATAAGGGTGACACTGGTGCGGCAGGTAACGGGGTGAAAAGCACCACTGTAACGTATCAAGCTTCAACATCAGGAACGACCGTTCCCACTGGCACTTGGGGAACAACCATTCCTTCCGTTGCTGCCAATCAATACTTGTGGACTAGGACCGTCATAACTTACACCGATAATACAACGAGTACATCATACTCGATAGGAAAAATAGGAGCAACCGGGGCAACAGGTGCGGCTGGTAAAGACGCTTACACGGTATTGCTGACTAACGAGGCTCACGCCTTTGCCGGTTCAACTGCTGCCGCCTTGGCTGGGTCGACAACCTGCGGCGTGATAGCGTACAAGGGTACCGGGCAAGTGGCGGTAACGATCGGGACAATAACGGGTTTGCCTGCTGGGATGACTACCAGCATAACGGGCAACGGGACAACTACACCGGTGATCACGTTTACCGTTACAACTAGCATGAAAACGGCGAGCGGGACGGTAAGTATCCCGGTGACGGTAGACGGTAAGTCTTTTACACGTGTATTCTCTTACTCGATCGCTTTCAAGGGTGCCACGGGTGCAACCGGGAGCAAGGGAGACAAGGGTGACACGGGAGCGGCCGGTAAAGGTATCAAGAGTAGCGTTATCACCTACCAAGCCTCGACCTCGGGTACGACCGTTCCCACTGGGACATGGAGTAGTACTATTCCAGCCGTGGCTGCCGGTTCTTACTTGTGGACGAAGACGGTAATAACTTACACGGACAACACGACAAGCACGATGTATTCTGTCGGTAGGATGGGTACGAACGGCACGAACGGTAACGCCGGGAACGGGGTGAGTAGTACCACTATAACCTATCAAGCCTCGACATCTGGCACCACGGCACCAACGGGTACATGGAGCGGTAGTATCCCCTCCGTTGCGGCGGGTTCTTATCTTTGGACGAGAACGATAATTAGTTACACTAATGGTACGACTTCTACAATTTACTCGGTGGGAAAAATGGGAAATACCGGGGCAACAGGTCAACCCGGGGAATCGATCAACGGGAAGATGTTGTATAAAGACCCGGAATTTAAAGTAGGGTTAAACGGGACTAAAACGTATGGAGCGCAGAATGGCGGGGGAAGCGTGGTAATATCTCGCACGAAAAAGTCAACAGGTCAAAATCAAGCTGGATCGTTAACATCCACCGAGGCGGCAAAAATAAAGGAAAAACTAGCGGGTTCCCCGTACTCGGAATCGGACTGGTGCTTGTACATTAAAGCGTACGGTGGCACGTCAACAAGTCATCTAGGGGGATTCTACTTCGGTAATCAATCGAGAGCGAATGCCGTGTTCATCGTTAAAGTTAGTGCTAAAATACCAGTCGGATACACGCTTAAAAACGCTCACAATTCGCATGGAACTGGTTACAAGCAGGAACTTTTAACCTCGATGGCGGGAACGGGGAAGTACGAGACTTACATTTTCAAGGAAACTTGCGGTTCAAGCGGAACTTTTAGCACGGTGAATCATCTTTACCTTTCTGGCCCGGTGACCACCGAGGCCGCCCCTTGCGAGTGGTTCGTGGACTACGCCACGGTCATCGATCAAACGGCAGACGGGTATTCTGACATCGAGATTGTCACGAAAGATTCTTTCGCCACGCAAATGGGGTACACCAGTTTCCAGGACATGATCGATCAAACGGTGGCGAAAGGTGGGAAACTAATCGTGGACGGCCTTCTGAACGCCAAACTGATAGACGTGAACACGCTGGCGGCCAATAACGCTTTTATCGACAAGTTAAGAACGAACATCCTAAAAGCTAACGTTATCACGGCCAATATGATTTCCGTTATCGGTTTCACGTTTGCCGACAACAAGATAATTGGCGGCAAAGACTTTGGTGTGGGACCGGGGGTAAAGGTAACATCAACGGATTCGGAGAAATCATTTAAAGCTTACAAGGATGCTAGTAACTATATTAGCATGTACTATAATAGCGCTAGTGACTGGGGGCTGAAAGGGGTTGTGGGAGGCGCGGAACTGTTAAAATTAGGGATAACGAACAAGCTCGGTCCTTTCGCTATCGAGGGATCATGGCTAAGGGGTAGCAACCTGGCTCTATCTGGTTCCCAGTTAAATTTCAGTTATAGCGGCCATCAAGTGTACGTGGGTAGTCATCCTGACATGACTACCGCCGGAAATGCCAAGCTGGGGACTTTCATGTTGTCCGGGGGAGGCTATGGAGGCCTGGGGAGTAATAAACAAGTGGCGTTGATCGCGGGAGCCCCCAATAATGCTAATTCTTACGCCATGGCGGTGACACAGGGGATGTTAAAAATGTTTCCAAACGCGCATATCGTGTCGGGAGTTTCCAGGGCTTACATGACGGGAACCAACCCGGGTATAACGCTGGGTAACGAGCATCCCAATATGATATGCCTTTACGGTACTGGTAACAGGAAGAAAGTAAACTTGTACGCGGGTATGGAAATCGGAAGCCATTTTTTCATAACAAGCGAGGCCTCGCAAGGGTTTGACGTGTTATGCACGGGGAGTGAAAGATTTTACCGCAACGGGAACACGTACGTGGCTGTCCAGTCGAGCGGGCAGGATACCGTTCTCGTGATGAAGACGGACACGTACAAGTGGACGGCCTGCCAGCTGCCTATAAACTGGCTTGGGACGTGGAATCCCTGATTGTAAAAAATGAATTAATATCGAACATGTAAAACTAACGAGCATGAAACTAACATTTGTAGACAGATTTGCCATTAAGAATCTCATTCCTGATCAAGCTAACATCATAAAAGGTATGTTGTTCAATTCAATCGCCAAAAAAGTGGATTTCACCCCGGAAGAGATAGATCGTCATGAACTTTTGAATAAAGAAACGATTATAAACGATATCACCGAGACCATAGATGTGGTATTCGAGGAATCCGAGTTAGCGGTACTGAGAGAGAGGATCGACGAGATAGATCAAACGGGAACGATTCCATTGCAGCTTATCGATTCTTATTGCAAGATAAAGAACACGAACGTTTAATTTAAAAATTATAGGAAATGGAAATTAATTACAAGACAGTAGCGACAACCACGATCCCGGTTATTTTGAAAGGGGTAAACGTGAATTTGACAGCAGAGTACGAGAACAACGTTCCCGGTATAGTGACCTTCAGTTGCGACGGGCATTTCGTGGACGAGAGTTCACAACGTTCCGATTATTTAAATTTTAGCGGGTCTTACGACTGCGAGAATCGCTCTTTCCCCGCCATCAACGGAGGCCCGGTGTCTCCCGCTTTCTTGACGTTGCTGGAGCAACCGATCATGGAGTTCTACAACACGATCAATGAAAGGTGATAAAAAAAGGGGGGAACTTTTTCCATCACGGTACTTGTTCCCTCCATAATTAGAGTTTTCAACACGCTAAAGTAGGGATAAATAGTGTAACATTGAAATATAATGGAATAAAAGGAGGCGAGTAATGATAGAATTTTTTGTAACAGGTGATTTTAAAGTTATCCAGTCGCAAGTGTACATCATTTTAGCGATGTGGGTTATAATGATTCTCGCCGTTTGCGTGGACCTGTGGGCCGGAACGGATAGCGCGAAGGCCCGGGGCGAGAAGATTTATTCCGGGGGACTCCGGAGAACTTTTTCGAAGCTGGGGGATTACTGGCGTATTCAAGTCATGGCCTTGATATTTGATTTGATCGGGAGTTGCATTGACTGGTACACGTTACCTTTCGCCTCGATGCTAGTGACGGCCGCTATCGTGTTAATCGAGGGACGTAGCGTGTGGGAGAACGAGAGGGCAAAGAAGAGCCAGGTGGCGAAACTGCCGGACGCTATCCGGGCGATAATTCAATGTGCCGACGCTAAAACGGCGGAACAGTTACTGGACAAATTAAAAAAACTCAACAATGAAACTGGAACTAAATAGAATAGCGAAGAAACCTTCGTACACAATCGGTCAGTTGTTCGTGGACGGGGAATATTTTTGTGACACGCTAGAGGATCGTTGTCGTGATCTTGACAAGGAGGAAAAGGTAATGGACGAGACGGCGATCCCGGCAGGAACCTACGAGGTTATCGTGAACGTGTCCGCGAAATTTAAACGGAAATTGCCCTTGCTTTTGAATGTTCCCCATTTCACGGGTATAAGGATTCACAAGGGTAATACAGACAAGGACACGTCCGGGTGTATTCTCGTGGGGGAAAACAGGATACCCGGGAGGGTGATTAACTCGACAAGTTACGAGTTAAGATTAACACGTGTACTGGAGGAAGCGATGGTGGCCGGGGAGAAAATAACCATAACAGTAAAATAGCAAGTTTTATGAAAGCAAAAGATCATTCAGTTTTTGAAGGGGGAGAGCGTGACTATCACCAGCCCGTGAATGCAGGTGAGCAAACAATTCATCGAGAGTCTTCCACTGGCGCGAGTCCCCGAGATGAAGAATTATCTTCCATGGATAGGGGTGTTCAACAACCAGGGGAAACATCTTTGTCGCTATCACGTTGTAATAATCTCGATGAGATTCTGGCCCGGATAAAATTGAATCCCAGGATTGTAACCATCCCGGATGACTGGCAGAAGAAAGCAACCGAGGATTTTTTGAAAGGAGGGCATCGGGATAATCCCGGGAAGAGGGGACGTAACGGGTCAAGTCTTTTGATGACGAAGCAAGAGCGGTATGAATAAATTTCTAGTCGTGTGTTGTGTGGCTTGTTTCGCGATTGGATTCTTTTTTGGTCGTGGAACAGTGGAAGAAAAAGAAACCGTTTATCACGTGGAGGGTAAAACGATCCGGGACACGATCACCAACCTCGTTTGTGATACCGTTTACCTGGCGGGAGAATTGAAATACAAGTACATTTATAAAACGGACACCATTTTTAAAGATGTTCCTGTCGTGGATCGTGACGCCACGCTGGCGGAAACGGTGAAAGATTGGAACTTAACACGAGTGTACAAGAAAACCTTGTTCGATGACGAGCATGGCAGGTTTTCGATAGATTTACTCGTGAAATTTAACGAGTTACAGCAACTCGACTATTCTTTCACTCCCGTTCACAAGGAAATCAAGATCACTAAAAATGATACTTTTACTCCATTCGTGTCGGTCTCCATGTTAACCCTGAACTCGTTTAGTATCGGCGGGGGATTTTTCTATCACGACTTGGGGTGTCGAGTAGAATGGGCATCGGTTGGTTTAAACTGGGGAATAATGTATAAATTTTAACTCTCGATCATTTCCAACTTATTGATACATGACGATGGCGCGAAGAGGCATCAAAAATAATTCAGGATTCTACACGGTAATAAACCCGGAGAAACTCAAGATTGAATGCAAGTCTTTTCACGTGTTCTTGGACCCGTGTATACTATTTTTGGAAATTATTTATACATTTGTACCGGGTGAAGGAGATTTCACCTGGTTCAAAAGGATTAACGTGTACTACACAACCATTGATACTCCCACGGTGGAACGATCGAGTATCTTTGGGGAGACGTGGTACGTATATATATCGTGTACGTACCCGTCTTAATTGAACTGTTCCGATCGTTCCACCGTGGGGAGCAGCGAGATTAAGCGGGTACGTTTTTTCATGCTCGAAATTTTGAATTATAGACTTGGTTATATCGGCGATGCGACTGTGAGTGAAAAGCGAGTGCCAACTACTTTCTCGTTGGCGTGGGGTATCCTGGAAGAGGATACCCCTATTTCATTTAAAAAGCAAGAACAATTTTTCCCTTAAAACCTGTCCTTTTTCTCCCCTTTCCTAACACCTATCATTACGACAAAAATAGCAACCATGATAGAAATGTTCGTCAATAACAAACCCTTGGTTTTACCCTCCGATTTAAAAATCCGGGTAGAGATTAACTCCCCGGCATTTGAATCCGACGTGATCCCTTCCAGTATCGTTTATTATTTCAACGTTCCGGTCACCCAGAATGAAGAAGTTTTTAACTACGCCAATTACGTTGAAGTCAAGAACAAGTACCGGGAATACGACTGGAAAATGAGATTCGAGGGGTTTTGGATTTTTTCCGGAAAATTGATCATCACGCAAATAAACACGGAATTCCGGTGTGCCGCCTCCATCAAACAACTCCCTACCGAATTCGGTGATAGAAACATAACTGATTTTACCTATGACCGAATCTTACTCGGTAGTAAAAGCATGAAAGAATATGTTAACGAGATCAGGGAACAAAAATCTTTCAAGCTCTCTTTTCCTTCCATTTACGCCCCGAACCTTTACGGGGAAGGAGAATCAGCAGAAAATCAAGATTTCGGGAAAATCGTGAACGCCATAAATATCGAGAATACCAGCTCGAACGTGAACACGGTTATTCCCTGTTTTCACGCCATATATGTCATCGAAACCATGTTCAAGTCGGAAGGTTACCAAATACTCAATTCTTTCGATCACTCTTTCAAGGAACTCCTTCTTTTCAACAATTACACCCTTGACCAGTTGCCCGTGGAAAACTACGCGTTCTCGAATCTCGCCGGAAAAACGAATTTAATCCTTACCGCCACGGATGACCCCACGAACAGTATCCGTTTTAACAAGTATTACGGCCCCCCAGGAGAATACGAGATCAGTATTTTCGCTAAAGCCAAGTTCACCTCTCACTCCAACCCCGAAAATACACAAATGATCGTTGAAGCATCCATGGTCTACACGGCACATCAAGGGAACCCAAACGGTACCCGCAAAGAAATCAACCGTATTAAAGTTGAATACGACCCCAATCACCCTGATAAAATTGACGTGTTCATCGATATTTGCTTCACGCAAATTTTCGAACTACCCGGGGAGAACTGGCTATATTTCGAAATGTATGCTTACAATAGCAAGGGTAGTGCCATTTTGAGAAATTACGAGATCACGGAAGGATACATCGAGATTCGCCGGATCAATTCCTCGACCACGGATCTCAACACCTACATGAAAGAAATAAACCCCGTGAATCACCTTCCGGAAATATCATGCAGTGATTTTCTCGTGTCCTTCAAACAATTGCTAGGGTTCATCTACTTGTTCGATTTCACGAATAAAACCCTGCAAGTCATTTTCATGAAGGATCTCTTGAAAACGAAGGCTCTTGATCTCACTGAACAATACATTTCGGACACCCCGGATACAGAGATCAAAGAACCGCAAGCGTACGAGTTAAAATATGATATTGACGAATTCAATATAAACGGTTACACCCACGAAGGCCAGTACAACTCGTTAAAAGAACTCCCCTCCCCGATTCGTGAGAAACTACTCGTTAGAATCAAGAACATCAATAGTTTTTACGAATCCAAGATCGTTGACAACACCTTGCAATGGGTTCGAGCCGCTGATGTCTACAAACCCCTTGTCACGCACAAGTACACAAAAAAAGAGAGTGTTGATATCAAGTTACAACCCATCGCCATGGATGAATACAAGGATTCCGTTCATCCCTATTACCCGGAACAAGGCGTCTCGGCCCTGTACTCGCCAAGCACGAGCAAAACAGACAAACTGATCTGTATGTTAAGAACCGATGCCTACGGGGCCACGACGGCAAACATGGGATATTCCATATTATCCAACATGTTCTCCTTTGACCTCGAAGCCGATGACGGGGCGTATAACAAGTACCTAAAATCCTGGTACGATTTTATCTCCACGGCCAACACTTACACGTTCTCTTTCCGGGTGAACATCGAAGACGTGTTCCGGATCCTCACCTTGTTTAACCCGCAGGAAGGAACCCCGGAAGAACAAACCCGCCGGGTCAGGGTTCTGAACCAGGAATACATCCCGTTCCAATTCACGTTCGAGTTCTCACACGATAACATCATTTGCCAAGCCAAACTCATGAAAAATGACAACAACTGATATAAACCAACAGATCCAAGCCTTCAACAAGGACGTTGCCGGCTGGGGAAAGCGAGTCCGGAATCAAACGATATTTAACGCCCGGAAATTAAAAGATCCCGAAGCCAGACCCCGTTCAAAAGTTAAAACTATGCGAAGTAACGATGAAGAGGTCCTTAGCCAATCCATCGGGCAAAAAACGTACAAGAGCGACGGTGAAATTGATTGTATCGGGTTCTCGTTCGCCCGACACGGGGTATTCTGGCAGAAAGGTGTCGGCCGGGGATATGTCATGCAAAATGGGATTGTTACACGTGGCCAAAAAAAAAGAATCGGGATAAACAAACACGATAAAAGAACCACCTTCATCGCCACCGCTGGCCCGATCAGACGTAAACCCGTGGACTGGTTCAACGGTTTAATATCAAGAGAAGTTGAAACTCTCGCCGATATCGTCGCCGATCACTACGCCGATCGGGTGATCAACGCCACCCGAATGACTATCCGGTAATCTAGCCTCAAAGCGGGATGCTTCTATCCCACTTTTTCTTTTCCAAATGATTATTCATAATTTATCCCCTGCAAAATCAAAACAAGGAAAATAGTATATAGTAGTTTCTAATATTTGATCTGGAAACAACCGAATTACTTCTTACCATGTGTTGTATTGTCTCTGTAAGTAATTGAACAACAACGCTAGTTTTGTTATTGATGCGTGAATTGTTCCCGAAAAGATCACAGAGAGGCTGATTGAAGTACCATTTGTTACTGATTTCGGCTTAAAAAGTAATTTTTTATAAGGGATATGCAGAAAGTACGAAATAACAATTGGCATATTTGCCAATTATAATTATCTTTGCACCTATATAATAATTATTAAAAGTGGCGACAACACTTAAAATACGGTAAAAACGATTATGACAGATAAAAGACAACATTCTTTTTGGGAAATTCCGACACAATCATCAGCTCAGGTTATTAGCCGGAATGAGGTCGAAGTAGTAGCTCCCGATGGAGAAGTTTTCACGGTCTTGTGCCAAATAGGTGCATACACAAGTAAAGAAACACAAGATTACGAACTTCATTGGTTGGAAGTCTTGTTTGACAAAAACTTTTCCGATGATAAAGAGGAAATGACAAATTCTATTTGGCGAGAATCTGTGCAGTTTGCCATTGGTGGTGGAATTTTAGGCATTAGTACTGGTACACGCCATAAGGATCGGGCACGTATCGGTGGGCGAATTCGTCAGATACGTGAAGACAGAGGTATGGAAGCTCGTGACTTAGCAAGACTCGCTGGCATTGATGCCGCTAATCTCAGCCGTATTGAAAATGGAAAGTATTCAGTAGGGCTTGATATTTTGTCTAAAATAGCTGCCGTTTTAGGAAAGAAAATAGATTTTGTTGACCTTAATTAGTCTGTTATGATTGACATAAACAATTTCAAGGTTGAAGTTTCTTGCGAATACAAGGGAGAAACATATTCTGTACGGGATAATGGTGCTATTATGAGGCATCCTAAAAAGGCTTGTCAAATAAGACCTTTGGATAACAAATGGACTTTTGGCGTAAAGAATAAAGCCAATGGATATATGTTTTTTGCCTCAAACATTCGTGTCCATCAAGTTGTAGCATCCGCTTTTTGGGGACATCAGAAAGCGGAAGGGATGGTTGTTGACCATAAAGACACAAACAGATGCAATAACAGAGCAGAAAACCTCCATTGGGTAACGAAGCTTGAAAACGTATTAAACAATCCGATAACTCGCCGAAGAATTATCAATATATGTGGTAGCGTAGCCGCGTTCCTTGAAAACCCTGCCTCGCTGCGAGATAGTTCTGCGGATCCAAATTTTAAGTGGATGCGCACCGTGTCTGAAGAGGAAGCCGCCAAGTGTAAAGCCAATTTAGAAAGATGGGGGCAAGAAGATACGGAATTTACAGGTGTTTCGCAAGGCAATGGTATCGGAGAATGGATATACAACGAGTATCAGCCTATGAAACAAAGTAATAGCACTCGTCAGGAATGGGCACAATTATCCACACAGACATCATACGTCTATGAACGGGAAGAAATGCAGAAGCCTGTATTAAGGGAATCATTAACTTCTAATGCCATACAAGAATATTGGAAAACACCAACGGAATTTCCCTTGTGTCCCACAGATACGCTTTCTTTGGAGGTTTATTATTCATCATTGGAAATTGGGATAGTTTTTTCAAACAACACCCATGGTACAAATACCATCATAGAATTCGCTATATCAGATGATGGAAAACAGTTGTGTGTTGCGACCCATAATCCAAAGGGACTAAAACAATGGTATATTACCTATGTATATATATTGGGCGATAAGTATATTCATAAAAATGGAGGTTCTTTTTTCGAGGAGAATGGCGCATTAAAGAAAATAACACTCTTTCAGGGAAAAGAATGGACTGGTGGTGATTGCATAGATGATTATTGCTAATCAAATTGGAATATCGTAATTAAAAATATCACAAGATGAAAAAGTTTTATTATCTATTTTAAAAGTAAAGTTTAAGCAACTATAAAATTGAAAGCGAAGTAGGAACTTCGCTTTTTTCTTCCCTTCAAATTTTGCCATATCGTAACTTTCTTCTACATTTGTAGTGTTCAAAGTTTAATACGTAAGGTGGAGATAGACCACCCCGGATTCACGAAGGTGGATTTTTTATATCTATCAGGAAACTATGTTGCAAGATACGCGGTGTATACCCCCGTGTTCACGTTATAATGACGTGGACGAGCCTTACGTAAGACTTTGAACAACGGGACAGGTACACCGTTTTTTCGTACCCAAAACGTTCAAAAATTACGTAACATGAAAAACCAATTTCAAACCCCATCACCCCGGGGCATCATCTCGCAACAAAACAAGGTAAACACCTTCCGGGAACTATTCTTGAACAACCTCGACTCCCCTCACGTGGAGATTTACCGCAAGGCATGGGCGAAAGCCAAAGCGAGATTATCCGAGATGCAGGCTACCATCCATTTTTGCAGGAAGGAGGCGTGTCATGAGTAATCAACAAGCCTCGATTCAAGCCGAAAAAGCAGTTATCGAATCCTGTATCCGGGACATGGAAAACATCTGTCAATCCATCCAAAGCCTTTACCCGGCCATCAACACGAACATCCCCACGTCCCGACTTACTAACGTCGAGGGGCAAGCCGCAGACTTCATCGAGTCCATTCAAGCCGCTTTCGTTTCTGCCGGAAATCTCTTAACATCCGTCATCAGGAAGGAGGTAAAACATGAATAAAGAGAAAGTCTTGTGGTACGTCCGGCAACTTCAACTATTACGACACGGTTTCATAAACGAGATCGAGAACATCGACGCTATCGAGCATCACGTGATCAACTTCGAGGACGGCATGGGAAAAGCGATGGAGGCCGTTTGCGGTGTCTACACGGAACTCGTGGGCATCGAGGTCCAAAAAAGAAAGGAGGTAAAACATGTGTAACGAAAAATACCTGGAAGCTCTCGATGAATTAATGGACTCGTTCCTCGAACGATACACCCCTGCCGAAACGTGGCAGGAGTCAAACGAGCAATACACCTCCACGGAGATCCTTGAAATGTTCAACTCCGTTTACCCGATCCCTCTAGCAGACATTTACGATCAACTGCGGGAAAAGGGATTCAAGTGTATTCCCGTACCCGGCCAAAGCAAATTCGTCTGGCTACTGAAAACAAGATAAACACCCACCCCGTTCCACCCGAACGGGGTTCTTTCTTCAAAACCTGTCCTTTTTTTCCGGTTCCCGATACAGTACTATTGCCCGTAAAATGAAGGAATCATGGCAAAAAGCAACACGACAAACAGACGGGTAAACCTGTACATAAACGGCAAAGAAGCCGCCACCAATATAAAAGAAGTCAGGGCCGAGATGCAGAAACTCGTGAACGAGCAAGCCCGGATGAAAATAGGAAGTGATGAATACATCGCCCACGCAAAAAAAATTCGAGGGTTAAAATCCATCTTGGACGAACACAAACGCCAACAACAGGATGTTCACAAAAACTGGCTATCATTAAGTAACATGACCGACAAGTTCAACAAGTACTTCGGCATGGTAGCGACAGGTGTCGCCTCCATTACCGGGATCATGATGGGTTTCCGGAGACTGTCTGAAGACGTGGCCAAGATGGATGACATTTACGCTGATGTTGAAAAAACGACGAACCTCACGAAAAAAGAGGTAAAGGAACTTAACGAGGAATTCAAGAAGATGGATACCCGTACTTCCCGGGAGGAACTGAACAGGCTCGCCGCCGACGCCGGGAAACTGGGGATCACGGGAAAGAAAGACTTGCTAGATTTCGTCGATGCCGGAAACCAGATCAACGTTGCCCTCGGGGAAGATCTCGGGGAGGGAGCCATCAAAAACATCGGTAAAATCACGCAAGTATACAAGTCTTCAACAAAAGAGCTAGAGTCTCTTGACCTGAAAGGACAAATGCTCTCGGTCGGATCCGCCATCAACGAGCTAGGGCAAAGTTCCACCGCCAGTGAAGCGTACCTCGTGGACTTCGCCCAACGGCTCGGTGGTGTAGTGGCTCAATCCGGGATCTCGATCCAGAACATACTGGGTTATGCCTCCGCCCTTGACCAAAGCGGGCAAAAGGTGGAGATGTCAGCCACGGCCTTGCAGAACTTCATCATGAAATTAATGGCAGACCCGGCCAAATTCGCCCAACTAGCGGGGCAAAACGTGAAGGAATTCACGCGACTACTCCAAACGGACACGAACGCCGCCATTTTAACGGTACTCGACGCCCTAAACAACAAGGGAGGTTTTCAAGCACTCATCCCCATCTTCGACGAAATGGGTCTCGATGGAGCCAGGGCAGTAAGTGTTCTTTCCGCTCTAGCCACGAATATCAACACCGTGAAAGAGGCACAAGAAGTCTCGAACCGGGGATTCTCCGAGGCCACGTCCATCACCAACGAGTACAGCAAGAAAAACGACAACTTACAAGCTCAACTTGAGAAAGCCCGTAAAGAATTCAAGGAACAAGCACTTATCTTGGGAGAAAAATTGAACCCCATGCTTTTAAAAAGCACCAACGGGTTCACTTATCTCGTCAAAGCCTTGACGAAAGCCCCGGAATTCCTCCGGGAAAACAAGACTCTCGTCACGGCTCTCGTTTCCTCGTTAAGCGCTTACATCGCCTTCTCGGCGAACGCCGCCATCCAAACCGGCTTATTATCGGCCAAAACTTCCATCTTAAACGGGATCAAGCAAACATACCTCACTTTATCTGGCCAAACCTTAGTTGCCAAGGCAAGAGAACAAGCTGCCACGCAAGCCGAGATCCAAACCTTGACCACCTTACTCTCTGCAGAACAAAAAAGCCAGTTACAGAAACAAAACTTAAACACGAGTAGCAAGGAGTATATACAAACGGTAGGAGACATGATAAACGCTAACACGAAAGCCGCCGTTGATCGAGAAAATCAATTACAAAAGCAAATCGTTCTTATCAAAGATTTCCAGAAAAAACGAGTCGACGAGATGAAAACATCGGCCGCTTTAATAGCCCAACGACAACGTGAACTTCTCGTGACGAAACAAAGCGGGGACGCCACCGCCATCCGAACCGCGCAACTCAACCTGGAACGTGCCATCACCGAACATAACACCAGGGCCGCCACGGTACGAATGGCCTCTCAAAAAATCAGTAAAAGGGAGACCGAACTTGAAACGATCCAGTTACGTCTGAACAACACTGAAAAAACAATCGCTATCGCTAAAGAGAACGCGCTAGCCGCCTCGAAAGCGGTTACCATCGGGGTAACAACGAGACTACGACTCGCCATGCAAGCCCTGTGGACCAGCATGAAAACAAATCCCATCGGCTGGATCATCACCCTTGTCGGGTTTGCCGTAACGGCTTTTAGCATGTTCAAGAAGGAAACAACCGAAACCACGAACGAGGTTGCCCGTCTAAATTCAGAAGTAGATAAAGAGGTTAAGTCTGTTGACAAGATCGTTAACAAAATAAAACTTACCACGTCCGGGACTAACGATCGTAAAAAAGCTGTCGGGGAATTAAATACTATTCTTGAAAAATACAATATTGAACTACTGAAGGAATCCGATGGTCTTGAAACCTTACAAACGAAATACGATCTCCTGAATAAAGCGATAAAAGAAAACGTCGCGGAACGACTAAAACAAGAAGGTGTTGACCGTATAGCGAAAGAACAAGCAGAGGAACTGCAGGAAGCTTTACAAACACTAGAAAAAGCCCTTATCGGGAGAACCTTCAAAAGATTCGGGAGAAAGGACATGGACGAGATGGGGGCGACACTCTCGGAAGGAATGAGACAAATCACCATCGAATCCGTGGGAATGATGCAAAATATAGCCACGGATTTATTATCATCCGGAGCATCCCCGGAATCCGCTTACGTCGAATTTTACAAACGAATTACCGATTTCATACTGAAAGAAGCGGGGATCACGTACGAAAATCTCTCAACATCACAAAAGACAATCGTTGACCGCTTGTTAAAAAATGATCTGGACGTAATTCTTAGTAGATATTTCGCGACTATAGACATGAGTATTGCTAAATATAACGCGAGTATATCTAATCTCGACCAGCAATTTAAAAATCTCGTTCCTCCTAAAACAACTCCTGAAAACACGGGTATCGCCGAACTTATCAAGGAGATCAGCTTGATGACAGACAAACAAAGATTGCAAGAATTAATCAATCACGAGGATTCAACTGTTCAAGCTGCCGCCCAAGCTCGCCTAGCCATTCTTAATAAAGAAACCAGTCAAACAGTCGATCTCATTAAACTGAAAGAAAAAGAACTGGAGGAAGCCCAACGGATGCCCGGCAGAACGAAAGAAGAGATCGCCGCTCGTAACATGAAAATAGCTGCCATCGAGAAGGAAATCGAGAATTTAAAAAAACTGGGGATCGTGGAGGACACGACTGAAAAAGAAAAAAAGAAACAGCTTCAGGCCGCGGAGACTCTCGCTAAAAAAATCCAAGAGATAAACAACCGGGTACAAATCTCTCCCTTGAAAGAAGACGAGAAAGAGATCATGGCAGCTCATAACAAATTTCAAGAGTTATTATCCACGTGTCAGAAATACAACCTTGACGCGACAGAACTCTACGAGGTACATCACCAAGAAGTTTCCGCCATTATCGACAACCAACTAGAAAAAAGCGTGACGGCCACGATCGAGGCGGAAGAAAGAATACAGGCCGCTTTAGGATCTTCCTCCGAGAAACAAAAGAACGAGATACGGAAAAGATACTCGGATCTCCTCACTTTAGCCCAACAACATGGTATTGACACGGATGCCATACGTCAACAAATCCAAGAAAAGATGGATCGAGAACTTAACGGTGTCCAAGACCCGGGTGGAATACAACTATTTAACATCTCCGAGGAAGAATGGGAAGAGTTCGAGGAAAAAATGAACATGGCGCTGGATCTCGCCGGACAACTCAACAATATCTGGGGACAATTCAACGAACTCCAAAATAACCGGGATAAAAAGGAACTTCAGGACTACGAGAAAAACACTAACAAAAAAAAGGAACTCCTTAACAAGCAACTTGACTCCGGCCGGATCAGCCAAGAAAGGTATAATGCCCGAGTTGCCCAACTTGACGCGGATCTTGACAAAAAGAAAACGGAAATCGCGAATAGACAAGCCAAAAGAGACAAAGCGCAAGGAATTTTCTCAGCAACTATAAACACGGCATCCTCCATCATGCAGGCTCTAGCAAACGTCGCTCCCCCATACAGCTACGTCCTTGCCGCCATATCTGCCGCGATGGGAGCCGTTCAAATTGCAACCATTGCCAGTACTCCCCTACCCGAGTATGCCCAGGGAGGAATGACGGACGGTGCTAGAGTGTACATCGCCGGGGAAGCCGGCAGGGAATGGATCGCCCCTAACAACATGCTCAACGACCCGATCACGGGGCCGATTATTCAACAACTCGAACTCGTTCGCTCCGGAATCCTCTCCCCGGAACAATTGCGTCCCGTTTTACCGGACTTCTCCACGATGACCTCGATACCGATGTACACGACAGGAGGTTTCACCGGACCCGTCCATAACACAACGAATTATTACCAAACATCAACGGAAGATACACGCCTCCTAGAAATGGTACAAGGCCTCCGGGACGAGATCAGGATAATGAACACGTACTTGTCGGATCCAAGAAACAGACAAGCGTATATCAGTAACGACGTGTTGATTCAAAACGAGAAGGAAATGAACCTGTTGAATTACCTTAGACAATTATAATTTCATCGTAAATAACAAATATTATTATGGATTTCAATATTAATTCTATTGTTTTGTTATTGTTTTATGATACATTTGTATCATAAAATTCATAATAACAATCATGGTATTCGTACATGAATAACGATTATTTAGTTCTTTAAATCACTGATACTAAATTATATTTTAGCGAAAAATTCTCTCGTTATAGAAATATTACTTATACCATAGAATTTGAAAATAGAATTTATAACCAAAACACGACAGAACCATGTATCGGTATAATACTTCTATCAGCGAGGCACTCAAACAAGGTGCATTTGATTTTGATATTTCAAATGATTATCACTACATCAAAGTGGGTGATACTACTGTTGGCCAATTAAAAATGGCAGAAATACTTCCTGATAAGAATTACGGTTCCTTAAAGACAAACAAACCTGATGGATTAATCTTACACGAAAAAAATACAGTAATAGCCCTCGTCGAATATAAAAAAACAGGTAAAATTAACAATTTACAAGAAGCACGAAAAAACATTTATGATTGGTACTTTAAACTTGCAGATAAGTTAAAATGTAATGTGGTATGTATCACTGATGGAGAAAATTCCTACTGGTTCCACGCTCAAAGTAAAAACGAAATAACAAAAGATAACGGAGAAACATTCTATCACGTTCTAGATATATGTAAACTTACCGATAATTGCATGAGTCAAGAAGAAAAGGAAGAACTTGCATATATATGTGAGAAATTCACAAATATAAACAAAAACGGAACTTTAGAAAAAGAAGTCATCCTTAATCCTCAAGAACTTGCAAAGAACGTTTGGCAAAAAATTTGGATTAGCACGGGCAAGGAACCCGAGAAATGCTTATATAACGTTGTAGAAATTTTCATATTCAAATTCCTTTCTGACCTAAGTATCCTTGAAGATGATTATTCCTTTGATAGCTTATTCTCTTATGCAGGAAAAGACAAAGACAAAGCTTTAACAAGATACGCGACACAAATACGACCAGAAATAAAAAAAATGTTCCCAAAAGGCAACGACCAAACAACCATAATAAACGGAACCATCTTCGTAAATGAAAAAGGAGAACCCAATCTATCGCAATCCACATTGTTTTATACCGTCCTCAAACAATTTAGCGAGTACGGGGAAAAATTTGGTTCATTTAAAAATATAGATAGGAATTTCAAAACACGACTATATGAAAGTTTTCTTAGACAATCGGCAGGAGTATCGGCTCTTGGACAATATTTTACTCCTCGCAATGTCGTAAAAGCTATTGTAAAAATGGCGAATGGCAATAACTTACCAGAAGATGCTGTTATCGGAGATCCATTCTGCGGTGTTGGTGGATTTATTCTAGAATTCATAAATGAATATAACAAATTCAAAAAACAATACGAGCCAATAAATAGCTCTATTAATCCTCGATGCACCATTTTAGGGTACGACAAGGGGACTGACGAAAAAGATGACCAACGAACGATCATTCTTGCAAAAGCTAATATGCTTATTTACCTATCAGACTTACTTGTCAAGCACAAAGGATGTACAAAATTATTCTCAGAAAAGGTATTCAATAACGTATTTCACTTAGTAAAAACCAACTTGGGGACCTTCGGGATTACAGAACCCAATAAATATAATCTCATTATAACCAACCCACCTTATGTTACAAGTGGAGTAAGCACGATAAAAAACGAGATAAAAGAAGAGGGATTATCCAGTTTATATTCTAATTGCGGAAATGGCCTTGAAGGCCTTGCTGTTTCGTGGGTTATTAATTCTTTAAAAGAAAATGGTTCAGCTCTCATGGTTTTGCCAGATGGTATAATGAATCGCACATCCGATAGGAAACTTCGAGATAAAATCGTACATTTCTGCACGATAAACGCTATCATAGCCCTGCCTAGCCGAACATTTTTTGCAACACCCAAACAAACATATATTCTTAGTTTAACCAAAAAAGAAAAAAATAGTGGACTTCAAACAACTCCAGTATTCACGTATATCATTTCAGAAATTGGAGAAACAAGAGACTCAAAAAGATTTGAAAGCAAACAGAATGACCTTCAAGACATGGCAATACATTACCGCCAGTTTATGGCCTCTCCGAATGATTATATCGCTTCAAGCGAAAGATGTAAAATACAATCGATAAGGCGGTTTACTTCTGGCGAAAGTTGGATGATCGAAAAAGATTGGTCTGATGAAGAACGAATCAAATTAGGAATCGAAAACGATATTACAGAAATTTCTGAAGAAGATTTTATTGATAAAATCGGTGAAATTAAAGATTTATTGTCCGAAGTATATAAAGAGATGAAACATGAATAAAATAGATGTATCATTGAATAATTCTGAATATTTTAAACTGGCAATTGGAAAGCGCATCACGAAGAAACAATTACACGAAAAAAATCACGGAACGATACCAGTTATAAGTGCCAGATTAGACCAACCTTTCGGATACATGAATTCGGAGAGAATCATTCAATCCAATTCACGAATCGTGCTATGGAACATAGACAGCAGTCGATGGGATACGAGAGTTCTTAACGCAGGAACAAAATTCATCCCCACTGATCATTGTGGTTACATGTTTATATTAAATGACAAAATACTTCCCGATTACATTGCGTACAAATTATATGAACGAGGTCTAAGCCTTGGTTTTTCTCATGAATATCGTGCATCTTTAGCAAATATAGGTGATATTACCATTCCTATTCCCATCACACAAGATGGCATATTTGATATTGACGAACAGAATAGAATTTCTTCAAGGTACCAAACTTATTCAAATCTCAAGAATGTATTAATTAAAAAAATCACGGACATTCTAAATAAAAAATTAATTGTTTCGTCTAATTACAAAACGATTAATGTATCAATTGGAGACATCACAACGTTTGAAAAAGGGAAATCAATATACACGGAAAAATATTGTCGCGCAAATGAAGGGAAATATCCTGTTTATTCTGCAGGAACCAAAGACAAGGTAATCATCGGCTCTATTAACAAATTCGACTATGAAATGGAATGTTTACGAATTACCACTAACGGACATTACGCTGGGAGTGTTAATTATATGTCCAAAAGAAAATTCTCTATAAATGGAGATGCAGGAATACTATACCTTAAAGAAGGTATGCACGAACAATATGATTACCTGTTCTTAGAATATGCCCTACAAAAAGCTCGTGAACAATATGGTTTTAATTGGAATAATAAACCTATAAAAAAAGACATCTATTCAATCATTATAGAAGTCCCAATCCTTAACGGTGAAGTTAACAAAGAAGAACAAACACGTATCGCAAACAAATACGCCAATTTCAAAAAAAGCATGCAACTTCTTCGCGAGCAATTGAATATTTTGAAAAGAAGTTTCATCAAGACAGATTGAGTTCTCGAAACTATAGAAACCGGCCACCCGCTTAAAAAAGAGCGCCTGAAGCCAAATTTTTGCTACTTTTTATCTCGGCATTTGAGAGTTAAAAAGTAGCCCCACCACGGCGAAGCCCTTCCTTTCTATATTAAAGGAAGAACTTCGCCGTGGTTCCTCGTATTGTTATATCTGTCCGTTATCCGAAAACGAGTAATAACATTCCTTATCCCTCGTGATAATCAAATGATCCACGAACGCCATCCGCATAATATCAGCGCATTTCTTTAGATTCCGTGTTAGTTTTATATCCTCGTTACTCGGGTGCAATTTCCCGCTTGGATGGTTATGAGCAATGACAAAAGCGGTAGCGTTCATTCCTAGTAAAAACTGAAAAATCATCCTTTCATCAACAACCGTGGAAGTTATTCCTCCCTCGAAAAGTTTCGAGTAACCTAACACGTCACAATTATTATTCAATGCCAACACGTAAACACTCTCACGATATTCTATTTCATTTTGATCCCACACCCGTGTAAACACTTCCGCCATTTGGCCGGGAGAATTGATATGTTTATACTTTATATCCTTGTCACGAACGTAAAAAACTTTAAACTCCCCAACACGATCCCCCCGTGTAATAGAGGATTCCATCACGTTGCCCGTTTTTATCCTGTACACTTGTTTATCGGAGAACAAATGTATCACGGGGAAATACTTCAACTCTTTCCCTCCCTTCGTCACCCGTTCCCGAGGTTTTCCCCACGCTATAAAAGCCTTTTCACCTTTACGCACCCCGTACCCGTCAATCTTCCACTCGTCAAAGGTCTTGAACTCGTTAGCGTCTCCCGTTTCGTATATGTAGTTCAGCAAGACATAATTAATAGTACCATCAATTTCCTCTAATGATTTTAACGATCTCGCCACTTTCGAGGCCTTCACTAAAGCCTCTCTTTTCATGGCTAACTTTCCACTATAACACATATCACTAAATTTGAAGCTTGAATAATAACGACTTACAAAATATCATCAATACTATGATCGGGGTTCGTTTCTAACACGATTTCTTTGCTCGCTCCCACTCCTGCAATCTCGACCTTACGTACTTGCCTATCGGAAAACAAGTAACACACGGGGAAAAAACTGTATTCATCCTCTTCCCCCTCTGCCTGTTTCGTGTCTGTTTCTTCCTTTTTTTCGTTTCCTATTCTAGGTTGCCCCCAAATAACAAACGCTTTAGAACCTTTTAAAATGGTATATCCTAGCTCTTTCCACTGGGCGAAAGTGTTGAACTCCGTCGCCCCGTCCGTGTTGTAGATCAAATTCAATAGAATTTCATTAATTGTCATATTGAGCCTTTCTTTCTGTCGCATCTGCTTAGCCACGTTAGAAAGTTCGATTAATTTCGTTCTAGTTTCCTTAAATTGTTTACCTTTGCTCATGATTGAATTTTTTTAGTTAGACGCTTTAAAAATTTGATTTCTGTACGGGGAACGGTGGCTGCCGTTCCCCATTTTTATCAACAGGCAATTTCTATTTTCAACTTATCCATTTTAGCGTTAATCCTGTTCAAAATACAATTAATCACCTCACCAATTACAACAGGGTTATTCATTGAAAAAACCGTGTCATTTCGATATTGCGAGAGTTTTCCGAGACTTAACTTGTAACTTTCACATTCAAATTCATCATCCATGATACATTCTTGTACTTCTGC